ACGTTAAGCCTGATGGCAAGTTACATGTTAGACTATTACAACATAGAACTTCTACAGGTAGGTTTAGTGGTGCAGACCCTAACATGCAGAACATGCCTAGAGGAGGTACGTTCCCTGTTAAGAAAGTGTTTGTGTCACGTTGGAATGGCGGCAAGATAATGGAGGCAGATTTTGCACAACTTGAGTTTAGAGCTGCGGCATTTTTATCACAAGATAAAGTCGCTATGGAGGAGGTTGCTAGTGGATTTGATGTACACTCGTATACGTCTAAAGTTATCACTGATGCTGGTCAGCCTACGTCTAGGCAAGATGCTAAAGCACACACGTTTGCACCTTTGTATGGTGCTACGGGATTTGGTAGAAGTAAAGCTGAAGCAGCGTACTACGAGCACTTCACAGAAAAGTACAAAGGCATCAAAGCATGGCATACCAGATTGGCTAAAGAAGCTCTAGCTACAGGTATGATTACTACACCATCAGGTAGACAGTTTGCTTTCCCTGATGTTCACAGACTAATGTCTGGTAAGATAACTAATTTTACACAGATAAAGAACTACCCTGTGCAATCATTTGCTACTGCTGATATAGTGCCTTTGATACTTATGCACATAGAGAAACTACTAGACCCATACAACTCTTGTGTGGTTAATAGTGTGCATGATTCTATTGTAGTAGATGTACACCCAAGTGAAGAACGTCAAGTACTAGATATAATACAATCCACTAATGACCATATGATATCTTTAATAGAAAGTCAGTTTAAACTACAGTTCAATGTGCCACTATTATTAGAGGCAAAAATAGGTAGTAACTGGCTTGACACTAAAGATGTTGCATGATATAACTAGGATTCTTTAACTCGTTGAAAGGAGTAAGTATGAATGAATTAATAAATATAAATACTGATAGCTATGCAGATTTAGCTAAAGCTATGGGAATAGCATCAGAAGTATCTGCGAAGCCAAAGAAGTCTGGCAACTTAAACAGACTTAGGATATGGCATACACCTATGATGGGTCAAGCTGAAGTAAATGGTAAGATGGCTAATGTTGAAGTCATTGAGGGTGGAGCATATAGATTAGAACTTGTTGAAGAGTCAGGTTCTACGTTCTACTATGCTAAGAATATTAGTATTCGCCCCTTCATGCAAAGGTTTATGCTAAGAAGATACATAGCTAACCTTAGTGCTAAAGCAGGCGAACCAAAAGGTATGTTCCATAGAACTATAATGTCTGATAATCTAAATGGTGATTTGAAAGATAATACAGGTAGATTTAACTGTGGTAAACCTTCTGGTTACATAGAGGACTTCAAAGCACTATCATCTGACATGCAAGATTTGATAAGACAAATTAAACGTGTACGTGTTATCTTTGGTGTTGTTACGTTAGATGAGCCTACCAATGAAAAAGGTGAGACTGTAGAGTTAGGTGATGTTCCTTTTATTTGGGAGATAGATAATAAAGATGCTTTCAAAACATTGGGTGAACAGTTCAATGAGTACGTTAAGAAGTCTAGGTTGCCTATACAGCATCTAATACATCTTAATGGCACTAAGGCAAATGAGTTACCTAATGGAAGTAGCTTCTATACTCCTATTGCAGAGGTAGACTTTGGCGAAGCTTTTGATGTTACAGAAGATGACCAAAAGTTGTTTAGTAACTTTGTTGATTGGGTAAAGAACTTCAATGACTACATCTGCAAAGAGTGGGAAGATAAAGTGCAGACTAGGCAAAACCCTGTGTCTAAAGATGATATGGAAACGGTTGAATCTTTTATTGATATAGAAGGGAATAACTAATGAATCATCTTGCTGAACTGAAGTTGCATCAATACATGACAGATGCAGTGAAAGGTAAATCTACTATATCTGATGAAGTAATTAACCAAGTAGCTGACGATGTGAGAGACTCCTTGCAACGTCAGTTTGGTGGGAAGGTTAAGAGAAAAGACTTTAGACTACGTATGTCAAACATAGGCAGACCCACTTGTCAGCTTTGGTATGAAAAGAATAAACCTGAAACTGCCTTACCTAGGTCAAATAACTTTATGATGAACATGATGTTAGGAGATATAGTTGAGGCAGTCTTCAAGGGTTTACTTAGAGGTGCAAAGGTTGAATATGAAGACTCTGATGATGTTGTTCTTAAACTAAAAGATTCTGAAGTCTCAGGTTCATATGACTTAGTTATTGATGGAGCAGTTGATGATGTTAAGTCTGCATCTGATTGGTCTTACAAAAACAAGTTTGACTCTTATGAAACATTAAGTAAAGGAGATGGATTTGGTTATGTAGGACAACTCGCAGGCTATGCAAAAGCTTCCGGGAAGAAGGTTGGTGGTTGGTGGGTTGTAAACAAAGCCAATGGTCACTTTAAGTATGTACCTGCTAGTGGCTTAGACCTAGACGAAGAGATAGCTAAGATTGAAGCTACTGTAGCTACTGTCAATATTAATAAGTTTGAGAGATGTTTTGAACCAGAGATAGAAACATTTAGAGGTAAGACTACAGGTAACACTGTTTTAAATAGTAACTGTAGATTTTGTGACTATAGATATGATTGTTGGAATCTTACAGATATGCCTGCAGTTATGTCTAAAGCAAAGCTACCTAAGACTGTTTCTTACATAGAGTTGGCTAATAATGCCTCCTCATAAAATAAGAAGAGAAGCTATAAAGTATGGATATAGGAGTGGTTTAGAACATAAGCTATCTATGCATCTTGATACATTAAACTATGAATATGAGTATGAATCAATCAAGATAGAATGGGAAGACTTAACGTACCGTACCTATACTCCAGACTTTATATTAAAGAATGGTATCATAATAGAAACTAAAGGTAGATTCTTAGCAGCAGACAGAAAAAAACATCTGTGCATACAGAGACAACACCCTAAATTAGATATAAGATTTGTCTTTACAAACAGTAAAAATAAGCTTAATAAAGGTGCTAAGTCTACGTATGCACAATGGTGTATGAAGAATGACTTTAGATATTATGACAGAATAATACCAGAAGATTGGTTAAAAGAAAAAGGTAAAAATAAACACTTGAACTTCATTGCATTTTCAGGTACAAAGGTAAGGAGATAATATTATGATAGACAGAAGAAACCCTAACTCATGCTTTATTGAAATAGTTCCTAAGTGTGAAGAAAGTTATTGGACAGGAGAAGTTGAAGTAAATATAATTGCATCAGCACGTAACAAGATGGATGAAGAGAGTAAAGCAAGCTTGATACATCTAGCTCAACTAGTTGCTTCTACTGTAGCTTTGATGGAACGAGACCCCGACTTAACACTAAGACTTGAGCATTTTATTGCTGAAGCTGAAGGTGATGCAAAAGATAAGATAAAGCCTATTGTTACTACATCTATTGAAGATAATATTATATCTTTAAACTTTAAAAAAGACTAAGCAATGAGACACATGGAGTATATGAAAATGAAACAAGAAGAAGAAGATATGGTAAATAGTCCTGCACATTATAATGCATCAGGTATTGAGTGTATTGATGGACTAGAAGCAATGTTAGGTGAAGGATTTAAATCTTATCTTCAAGGTAACATAGCTAAGTATCTATGGAGATACAAGTATAAGAATGGTCTACAAGACTTAAAGAAAGCACAATGGTATTTAAATAAACTCATTGAGGTCTGCGATGATAAGAGTTAAAATCATGGTAACTCTATCTGTAGATGAAGAGGAATACCCAGTGCCTTCAGATGGAAAAGTAGGAGATGAAATAGAAGATTATGTAAGAGACATAATTCACGAAGTAGATGGTTTAAAAATAAAAAATATAAAAACAGTAACAGAGGAGAAATAGATGTTGAGAAATTACCTACCCACGGACTACCAAAACTTCATAGCACTCTCTCGCTATGCAAGATGGAAAGATGACGAGCAACGTAGAGAGAATTGGGGTGAAACCGTAGATAGATACTTTGACTACATGAGTAATCATCTATCTAATAATTATAGTTACACTATAACTAAAGCACTTAAAGAAAAGCTTACAAATCAAATAATGTCTTTAGGTGTTATGCCTAGTATGAGAGCCTTAATGACTTCAGGACCAGCCCTAGACAGATGTCATGTAGGTGGTTATAACTGTAGTTACATACCTGTAGTCC